CCATGCTCTCAAGGGCCGTGAGCCGATGCTCATCGACCCGTCCAAGGCCCAAGACTTCGCGGTCATGGCCGAGAAGTTCGGCTTCTCCGACATGCTCGCCCAGATCTTCGGCGTGGCCCCTGCCCCGTATATCCAGAACGGCGTGGGCGTCATCCCTATCGTCGGCCTGATCTCCAAGGGCGTCAGCCCTCTCGAGCGCATGATGGGCGTCACGGACGTCAATGAAATCTCTGCCACGCTCGACGCGATGGCGGCCGACCCTGCGGTCGAGAAGATTGCCTTCAACATCTCTTCCCCTGGCGGCACGGTCACCGGCGTCGAAGAGCTCGCCAACAAGATCCGCGACGTGGGCAAGCCGACCATGGCCTATACCGACTCCGAGATGGCTTCGGCTGCTTACTGGCTAGGCTCTCAGGCCGACCGAGTCGTGGCCAGTCCCTCGGCGACCGTGGGCTCCGTAGGGGTCTACATGGCCATCCCTGACATGTCCAAACTCTACGAGTCCCAGGGCGTGCGCATGGTCGTCATCAAGTCGTCCGGGTCTCCCCTTAAGGGCGCCGGCATCGAGGGCACGTCCCTCTCTGACGAGCAGATGGCCGACCTTCAGGCCTCGGTCGACGGCATCCATGAAGACTTCAAGGCCGCCATCCGTGCCAAGCGCAAGATGGTCGCCGACTCCGCCCTCCGCGGTCAGGTCTTCTCGGGTAAGCAAGCCGCCGCCCAGGGCCTAGTCACGGGCTTGGCCGACTCCTTCTCCAAAGCCCTAGCCTCATTCTAAAACCTATGCCCCGCATCTTCACCGACATCGACGACACGATCCTGAAAGACGGCCAGCCCGTCGAGCGCGTCATCGACTACATCGACGAGACCGCCGAAGAGGTGGTCGTCCTGACCAACCGCCCGGAGTCCGACCGCGAGAAGACCGTGGCCGACCTCGCCGCCACCGGCCTCGAGTACCAGGAACTGATCATGAATGACGGCACCGAAGAGGCGCCGGTGTTCAAGGCCCGCGTCATCAAGGAACGCCTGGACAAGGGCGAGCGCGTCGACCTGTTCATCGACAACCGGGCCGACAGCCGCGAGGCCGTGGCCGCCCTGGGCGTCGAAGTCATGGCCCCCGAGGATGTGCCTGAAGTCGTCGAAGAGTCCGAAGAGGAAGTCGAAGACGAGGTCGAAGAGGCCGTCGTCCCCTCGGCCAAGGTTGCCAATTTCCGCAGGACTAGCATGACCATCGAAGAGCAACTCGTCCAGGCCGCCGCCTCGCTTGCGGGCCTTACCGCTGAACGCGACGACCTCCGCACCACCGTCGAGAAGATGACCGTCGGCGCCTCCGCCGAACTGGAGTCCCTCAAGGTCGAGGCCGCCGCGTCGTCCTCCAAGGTCGCCGAACTGACCGCCGCCCTCGAAGCCTCCGCGAAGGAAGCCTCCGAGCTGAAGGCCAAGGTCGCCGAGCTCGAAGGCTCGAAGGCCACCGCCTCGAAGGAAGCCGCGAAGATCGTCGCCTCCTTCGGCACCGAGCCCGTCGAACTTCCGAAGGGCGACTCCCCGGTGAAGATGAGCAACGCCGACATCAAGGCCGCTTATCTCGCTCTCCCTGCTGGTCAGGCCCGCATCGCGTTCTTCAACGCGCACAAGGCCGCTCTCATTTCCCTCTAACCCTCACCCAATAACATACTACTATGGCTACTGTCCTACCCACGGCTCCCGCTATCCTGTCGGACTACATCGTCCAGACGGTTGCTGGCAAGCTCCCGATCCTCAACAACGTCTCCGTCAACCTCTCGGCCTCCGTCGGCCGCGCGGGCAAAACCGTTTTCGTCCCGATCATGGGCAGCGGCGTAGCTTCGGAATACAATAAGACGACCAACAACCTGTCCGACGTGGACGGAGCTGAGATGACCTCCTCCTCGGTCACCCTCAAGCACTTTAAGTACGTCGATGAGTTCAGCCCCCTGGACATCCAGGAGTACGGCATGCAGTACCTCATCAACGCTTACGCGAAGACCGCCGCTCAGGCCATCGTCGACAAGTGCTGGTCTGAAATCGGCGCCGTCTTCACGACCGCCAACTTCGCCACCGAAGAGATCGTCGCCCTCAATGACTTCGGTTATGACGACGTGACCCAGGCTCAGTTCCTCCTCGACTCCGCCAAGGCCGGCGAACCCCGCTCGTTCCTCCTCGGCAACGGCTACCTCAAGAGCCTCCGCAACTCGAACCAGATCGTCGGCTCCCTGAACCCGAACGCCAACACCATCGTCACCACCGGCAACGTCGGTCAGGTCGCTGGCATGGACATCTACCAGTGGAACCAGATCCCGAACGTCGAGAATCTCGCGGGCGTGGCCATGGGCCCGGATTCGCTCCTCGTGGCCACCGGTATCCCGATGGCCGAGATCGCTGGCTTCACCTCCAGCGTCGCCACCGCCGAGTCTGGTCTCTCCGTCCAGGTTCTCGTCGGTCAGGCTGAGACGGGCAACATCCGCTGCATCGCTCAGATCCTCATCGGCGCCAATAAGGGCCGTGGGACGAGTGCTGTCCGCTACGTCACCGCTGCCTAAGCGGCCTGACGTTCAAATCAAGGGGCTCCGCAAGGGGCCCTTTTTTTGTGCCTGTTTGCCAATGGTCGCAGGGTTATGAGTTTATACTCTGAGTTCCTGCCTGACGCGAAGGAGATGATCGCAGACTTCGGCGTAGCCGGTTCGGCCAACTCTGGAGCGATTACATTCGCTTGCCTCATCTCCGACCCCGCCGTGCAGACCGTGCTCGAAGCTGGGGGCTATATGGAGCGAACCCAGTACACCGTCCGCCTCCCCGCTGTAACGGCCTCCTGGAGCCTCCCAGATGGGTCTACGGGGGCATCCACGGCCATCATCGTCGGCGGCTCCCCCATCGCCTCCCTCGCCCAGGGCAAGAAGATCGTGGCCGGCGGGAAGACCGTCCGCATCACGACCCAGACCTACAAACCCGGGTCGGCGTGGGTCACCCTCGTCGTCATCGACGACAACCAGTAATGCCGGCCAAGGTCTCCATTGAGCCGAAGTCCCTCGCTCAGTTTGTGGAGGCCTGTCGGCAATTCGCCGCGGCGACTAAGATCACCATGCGCGACGCCGTCCTCGAGCAAGCGGCCTTTGCTTGCCAGGACGCGGCCAACTTCACGCCCCCACTGGTCAAGGGCGGAGGCGGAGGCCTTACCCCTGCGGCCAAGAAGGCGGGCCTCGGCGCCGTAGCCGGCGACATCTCCAAGATTTTCGTAGCCGCAAACGACTCCTCGGCCAAGGGCGTAGCTGGAAACCTCGTCAACCAGATGGCCTTCGCGGTCAAGGCCGGCGACTTCGGAACCTTCTCCCGCCTTACCGAGGGCGGCAGGCTCTCCGGCATGCTCGGCCAGCGCAGCGTCCTCTCGAAGATCGCGAACGACGCCGACAAGCAGCGGGCCTTTGCCAAGGCCAAGAACTTCCTGAACCGCGCCAACCCCATCAAGAGCGAATACGGCACGCAGGGATTCGTCCGTGATCTGCGGACAATCCATGACCAGGTCAAAGGCAAGTTCGGCGGACGCATCAAGCAGGGCCGCCGCCCGGTGACCGCCAAGCTGCTCGTGCAGGACAAGTCCGAATTGCAGGAATACATTGAACGCCGTCAAGCCATGGTCGGGGCGGTCAAGTCAGGTTGGGCCAAGGCCCTTGCAAGCCTCCCCCGCCCAAAGGATAACAACGGCCAGCAAGGCGAGCCCGGTGCCCAGCTGCGCAAGGCCTCTTGGATTACCTCGCATTCTGGAGTCCCTGGGACTAACGTGACGGCCTTCACCGACAAGATCGCCGAAGTCTCCGTGACGAACACCCTAGGCAACATCAACGCAATCGCCGACGAGGCTGGAGTCCTCGGCCTAGTCTACGGTAACCGCGTCAAGCAGATGCCCGCCATGATTCGTTACCGCCTCCGCAAACCCGTCGACAAATTTAACCGCAAATAACATGGCCTTTACCAAATCCATCCGCCACATCGTCGAGGGCACGCTCGCGACCTATCTCACCGCCCAGGCTGGTCTCGCCGGCGTGGCCATCCTCACGGGTGACAGCGCCGCGACCCAGACCCTGCCCAAGGCCGTCGTGCTCTGCGACTCCGCCCGGGCTCCTGGCGACCTCCCCGAAGGCCTCGGCAACTTCGATTGCTCCGTCCGCATCACCCTTTTCTCGAACGCCGACGACACGACGCTGGCCGTACACCGTGCCCGCTGCGCCGCCCTGTCCGACTGCATGCGGAGCGTGGGCCTGATCCAAGACGCCTTCGCGGTGACCGGCGACGCCCTCTGTTACGACGTCACCTATCGCTCCGAAGACGAGGGCATCGACGAGCGTTCCTGGGCGACTTCCTTCGCCTTCGACATCCTGACTTGCCTCAACCCCGAGTAGGTTGCCAATTAAAGCAGGAGTAAGATGAGCGAAGTAAACAAAGGCGTAGTCTGCCTCTACGGAATCGGCGCCGGCCAAGTGGCCTCGCTTTACGTCCAAAGCTACTCCGTGAGTTCCGGCTTTAACAACACCGGCACGGTGGTCGACGAAGAAGGCAACACGGTGACCGCTCGTTACGACGACCGACGCTCCGAGATTAGTGTCGAGGGCGTGGCGAAACTCACGTCCGTCCCGCAGCTCGGCGCCACCCTTACCTTCACCGCGAAGACCGCCTCGGCTTACCCTGGCGGCGCGGCTTCGGTCAGCTTCTCGGGCACGATCACCAAGGTCGACGACCGCGGCAGCTCGAAAGGTTTCGTTTCGGTCAGCATCACTGCTGAGTCTTACGAGCTCATCACCTACTAATTGACACCCCCGCAAGGGGTGCAATCTGGAGGGAGTGGATCGTCGCTTCCTAAATTCTCAGGTAGACCCGGCGCCGTTCAAGTTGCTTGGTAGAACCTTATACCCGTGGTGTCTCAAATACCGCGTGCGCTTGCATGCGTTCAACTCCCCTCTGGTGTTGGGGTCTCAGTCAGTCAGCCCTGCCGACCTACTCTTCGCCTGTCAGGTCTGCGCCGAGGAACCGCTCGGGGAGGTCGGCCTGATTGACCGCCTTCGCCTCTCGAGGCTTAACGACAACCCTGCCAAGTTCGAGATGCTCCTAAACGCCTTCGCCGGCTACATCCTGGTCGACGACTGGCCGAAGTTCTGGGAGCAGGATCAGAAGAAGAGCGGCGGGAACAAGGGCCTCCCCTGGCCGATGAGCATCGTCGCGAACCTAGTGGCGAACGGAGTGCCATACAAGCAAGCGTGGGAGATGCCTGAATGCCAAGCCGTGTGGCTCAACGCGGCCTTTGCCATGCGCAAGGGCGTCGACGTGGCGATCATGTCCCCGGAAGAGGAGGCCTACATCGAAGAGCAGCTGAAGGCCGGCGAAGGGGAAGCCCCCGTTGCCAATCCCGCAGGGTAAAGAGACCATGGCCCAAGACCTGACCGTAAATATCAAGACGACTTCCGACGTCCCCCAGGCGATGGACAAGTCCAAGACCGCCGTCGTCTCGTTCTCCAAACAGGTCGAAGACATCCAGAAGAAGTTCTCGACTGCGTTCAAGGACATCTTCCTCGGCTTCACGGCCCCGATGATTCTCCTACAGGGTGCCATCTCCTTCATCAGCGGAGCGATTGCCAAGGCCAAGCAGGACGCGAAGGACGGCCTCGACCTGATCGCCAAGGGCGAGACGGTGTATGCAAGCTCCGAAGAGGCGAAGATGGCCCAATTCTTCAAAGCCAAGAAGGCGCGGGAAGAAGAGATTAAGAGTGTTGAGGCTGGCCGAATTGAACTTGCAGAACGATTCCTTACTGAAACTAAGGAGGGTCAAGGTATGCGTGAACGTGCGGTCTCTGGTGCTGTGTCCATGCAGATGAGGGCTCCAAGCTTAAGCGAAATGGCCCGCCGTCCTGACATACAAGCTGAAGCCTTAGGTCGTTTCCTCAAATCCCCTGAAGGCCAGGCATTCAAACCCATCTTCGAGGAGAAAGAAGCCGAGAAAAAGGCCGGATCGTTCAAGGGCCCCGAAGGCTTCGGCACGGTCGTCGGTGTCGGAGCCAACCCGGTCATGGAGGCCATGACCCGCCAGAACGAGATCCTCGAGGAGATTAAACTCATCCTTCAGGAGCAGAGCATCGAGAACCGCGGCGGCGTCCCTGCGCCGTTCACCGACCGCGCCGTCCCCCTGACCGCCGCCAAGGAGGGCGTCGCCTGATTTTATGGCCCAAGTAGCAAAAGGAAAAACCCTTCTCACCGCCGAGATTCAACCAGGGTGGACGGTGCAATCGGACGGCTTCGGCCTCATCACGTCGACGACGACCTATAAGGCAGACATCGCGGCGCCGATCACGTCGTTCCAGCGCGGGCAGCCGCATCCCGACGCGTTCTATTCCTACCTGAAGGCGCACAAGTATCAGATCAGCTGGGACAATCTCCGCTATAAGACCATCAAGGTGGACTACGTCGGCATCGACCCGGACGTGGGTGGCGGAGTCCGCACGCTCGCCAACACTTCCGTGGCGAACGGCCTGACCGCTGAGAACATCACCTCACACACGAACTTCTTCGAGCGAGACGTAAACTATACCGTCGGCCCTCTCGCCGGCCTGCCTTCAGACTTCGGCGGCGCTTACGACGACTCGACCCTCGGCCCTCCCGTGACGGTCATCGCGGTCGGCGGCCCTAACGTTGGCAAGCCAGTCGTCGTCCCGTCCTCCGAAGGCTACAACGGCGCATGCTTCGAGACCGGTATGGGCGGCCGTTTCATCGGCTTCGTCGACCCCGATGTCCCGTACCTTTACGGCAAGACGCAGTACCTTGCCCGCACGACGACCTATTCGGGCGTGATGTATACGACCTCTCAGTCAGACGTGCAAGCGCTCTATGCCTTGCTAGGCTCAGCTACTGCAACGCGCTCCTGGGGCGTCTTCAACCTCATCCCTCTATGGGGCCCTGCCGGAACGGGAACCTACGGGAAGCAGAACCTTCTCTCCCAGGTCAACGTCGAGGAATACGGCGCGCTCTATAAGGTCATCTACGAGATCCGCTACTCGAAGGAAGGCTGGCCGCCTGACGTCTACGTCAACATCTGACGACCGATGAGCATCCAGCCCGGAGTCGGTTATACATTCAACGCGTCGAGCCAAGGGACGACCCTGAACATCGAGAAGCCCTGGGGGCCGTGGGCAAACTACGCCGTCCAGGATAGCGACCACCCGTTCAAAATCGTGAACGTCTAT